CAATACTGAAGAAGGAATGATTGATTGGATTGTATCTACAATTGGTGGTAAAAAATATATCTATACTAGAGCTCAGACTCCTAAAAATTCTAGAAAAACTGTTTACAGATGGCAACTTGTTGGGCATAAATTGCAAGAAATCTGTGAACTTATTCTTCCTTATAGTGTTATCAAAAAAAGACAGATTGAAATAATTATTCTCATGTGTAAGTCCATGAAGCAAAGAGATTATAGGATAGGTCAAAGAGGCCCTAATATCAGCGAAGAAGTCACTGCTTATCGCATGGAACTTTTCTATGAACTTAGATCTCTTCATAATCGTCTTGCTTCTGTTAAACATATTTAATTCTTGCCTCTGGTTTCCATGGGCTATGCAGCCTTTAGGGTTTCCAAGTAATCAGAGAAGGTTTTAAACAGGCTACGCATTGGGATTTCAAATAATTTTTTACCTTCAACCTGTTCATTGACCACAACTGTCTTAGCATAAATTTCCATAGTAGCATCTACGTCGGTACGTACTACTACTTCTGGTGCTGGGTCAATTCCTGATCCGTCTAGCAATCCACCGTTAGTAGATAGCCTTTCGTATCTGGACATACGTGTTGTTTTACCAATGTTTGACTCTGCATAGTGGAGGTCGGCTCCAAAACTATGGATTAAGTTAAACATCGGAGTACTGAGAAGATCTTCAGAAAATTGAAGAGGCAACTCTGGCGCCATATTATTGATATTGGTTATGCCAGTGCCACCGAAAGATGTCGAAGTAGACATATTGAATTCCTCGGTTATGTTTGGGTTTGGTTTCTGGTGGCGAGCCAAATTCAGCCAAACACTGGCGAGGTGCAATACAACCTGAAAGCTTTTTTAAGCTAAAAAATCATTTATACATTACTTGTTGCGTTAACATCAATGTATTACTTATTCCCAAAAGGATCTGCATCCCCTTGTTTCCACAGCTTTTCGTTAATATCTACTTTTTGAGGATTAACATCTTTAGGAATAGATACTTTTCCGTCTAAAGGATAAGCTTCCCCCATCCAAGGATCTAAATGTAATTTTTTAATTTCTCTTTGAATTTTTGGATGGTCTAAAGCCGTTTCTTGAGTAGGATTAGATTTTTTATAATAACCTAAATGCTTACCTTTTGCACTTTGAACTTCTAACCATACAATATCTGAATCAACAACCGTTTTTTGTCGAACGTTGTCCATTATTGCTCCTTATATTTAAAAGCCCCGCGGATAGAAATTCCCATCCCACTCTAAGAGCGCCCAGTTTCCAGGCCTAACGGGGCTAAGCGCATATTACACAGAGCACAAATTATCCGCCACGCATTCTTTTCATCATGTTGTCCCAGTTTTGTTTTTTCTTTTGCTCGGAAAGCATTTGCGGAGCGCTATCGCCTGTTGAAGTTAATCCAGGAGCAGACATAGATTGAGGTTTATTTAAGTTATTTTCTATGCGTTGTTTGTCTCTTTGAGCGTTTTTACTATTTGGAACAAATTTTTTTACGATTTTGTAAAGATTGTGCCATTTGTCATATCCATCAGGAATATTGTTATAAGCAACCGCAATTTCAGGGTGATGATATTCTAGGTAGTCTAGATTTTCTTGCGAGCATATCTCACTAAAGTCAGGCATGTTTGCTTTAATTTTGTTAGGAAGTTCTGAAGCTTCGCGAATGGCTCTTTCCCTATCAGCTTTTTCCTTTTCTTCTCTAAGAAGCGATTCCACTTCTTTTCTTATTTTAACTCTTTCATCTTCATATTCTTGCTCTGGCTCTTGATGTCTAACTGGATTACTTAACAAAGCTTCCATTGCTTCTTTAAGAACTCTTGCTTCTTCTTCTTTTTGCCTAGCTCTTTTTTCTATCTCTTCTTTTTCTGCTCTTTCTTTTTTTCTTTCTTCTCTAAATTTTCGCCAATTAATTTGTTCAATCGTTTCTTCAGCTTGCGAAGGTGCTTTAGTCTCTTCTGCACTGCTTGCTTGATTTTCATTAGCATTTTGTATTACTTTTGTTTCTTCTTCAGACATATTATTGGATCCTATGGATAAAAGTGTTGAAAAAATTGATTTAGGTGAGCAAATGAGAGCTAATATGGCTCACTATAAAACTACTCTTGCTTTTCTTGGCGCTGACGTTCCAATAGAAGTTTTATGCCTCCCTAAATCTTTAGAAAAAATATTATTTAAAATCGGAGTCTCCAGAGTCTTCGACCTTATAGGCAGAAATCTTACTGAAATCGAAGGGCTCGGAAGTAAACGTTTGGAAATGCTCACAGCCCGCCTTGACGAGTTCCTCTCTATGAACTTCTAAAAATTCATCTTGAGAAAGCATTTTTATATCATGCTCTTTTCTTATGTACTCCCAAAAAACGCCATCAAAAAAAGCATCACACCAAGCTTTTGTTTGCATCCATCTAGGCGCAACAATGCTCATCTCAGAAATAGTAGCCATTACTTTAGCATCTGGAAGAGACCAGAGCCTTTTTATGAGCTGCTGCTTTGTTTTGTTCCACAAAAAAACGACCTGCTGAGGTCTAGGTTTAGGAAGCCAAAGCCATCCGTAATACTTGAATCGTTTTATTCCTTTGATTAAAGGATCCCCTGCGGTCACACAAACAATACAATACTCTTCTTCATCGTAAATTTTATCGCAATGTTTTGCGCAATCGTAAATTTGTTCAAGCATTCCGTCCGTTAAAGCGTATCCCACTTCCCACGGGTCGTACTTTGTAGAGTCGCTGGCAGCTTTTAAAGAAAGCTCACCAGCGGTTTTTCTTTCCTGCATTAGTGATCTTCTCGATTTATTTTTACGTATGTAGTTTTTCTTTCGCTTGATCGTTTTGGCGCAAAATCAGAACCTTGAGTAGCATACATATTTTTAGAAGGCTCGTTTGTGCTGTAAGACATCTCCCAGTGCTCCTTAGGGACTGGATCTTTTTTCCCAGGAACGGAAGCGTTTTTGCCATGATCATCATGAGTACGTCGGGCCATATCGCACCTCCCTCCTAGTACTTCATTTTATTTTTACGTACGTATGCAGCTAAATCTTTTGTGCTTTTTTCTAGGTCTGATGGATTAGAAAATTCTCCTGCGTACTTGAGGTTAGAAGTAGCGTTTAGCTCTCCTTCGCTTTTTTCCCAGTGCTCTTTAGGCATCATTCCTCTGTCACCTTTGTGATCTTTTTTCATTATAGTACCCCTCCTTGGGATGGTTGTGATTGATTGGCTATTTTCATTGCTTGTGCTAAATCGAACGCCTCTCTAATTTGATTAAATTGAACATCTTCAAGCTCCATAGCTAATTTGACCAGGTTTAAATCTGACTCAAGCAAACGGTGCTCTGCTTGCGCCTTGTTTTCTTCTGATTTTGTCATGAGTTCTTGTTGATGCGCTACTTCGGTTTGAGCTTTTGCCATTTTTAGCATAGAGTCTGCCTGCTGAGCTTGCGCCTCTGCTTGCTGCTGTGCTTGCTGAGCTTGTGCTTGCTGCTCGGCTTGCTCTCGCATATCTTCAATAACTTTTCTTTTGTTAGTGATGAAAGCGGCAGATAAAATGGATTTATCAGGTATAGGCATGCCAAGTTGTTTGAAGTGCAAGAGCTGCTGAAGCTCAAATTGTCTTTGAGTTGCAGAAAAGTTTCCTTCCTCGACGGTAGTTGAGTACTTAAGAGAGTGAGCAGTAAAAAATCTTGGCGATGGCTCTTTTCCTAAAATAGAAGCGACTTTTCCTTTTGAAAAGTTTTTTCGTATAGCTTCTAACCTAATTTTTCCGTACAAACGCTGAGAGTAATCGCACTTATCAAAAATCTTTTGTAAAGTTATCAGTCCTGCGCCTTGCCTAAGAGCTGAAAGTATGCCACTTGTGTCGTCAGTAGCAGCTCCCAAAAGCTCTTCGTTAACGCCAGAAATTTTTGTAATGTCTTCACCAAGAGATCGAGAAAGTTCTAAAATTGTTGCAGGAATGCTTGCTGGTTCAATTCTTTGTATTTCACCTGGCAAATGCCCTGCTTTTAAAGGGATCACAAAACCTTGGCCAGACTGTCTAAAAGCTTTTGGATCAGTCACCACATCTACGGGGTAAATCCAGCCAGAGTTAACTTGAGACTGAAGAATGTCCATTTCAATAACTTTTCGCATATTGTACAGGTACTGCGCATCCCTAAGGTTGCGAGTTACCCCAAAGACTCTCCACGCATAGCTTTGGATGTCTGGCTCGTGGTAGCACATGACAGGGACAAAAGGATAATCATCTATGTTAAGTAAATTTTTCCCATGATAGACAGGGATGCCACCAAGGCAAATGCCCAATTTTACAGTTGGCACTTGCACCTTTTTAGTGACAAGCCACGGCTGCTCAGCAAGAGTACGCTCAAAAAGATCTTCTGGATCATCTTCACGCTCAAGCCACTCCACAGACTCACCAGAGCGCGGGTCTATCACAAGTGTAGCCTCTCGCGTACATCTATAGTGAAACTCATCGTAAGTAAACAAACCGTTTGTGTTAAGATTAAGAAGCTCTGCTTGCAAAGGAAAGCGTCCATCTTTCATGCCTGACGGCTTCATCTTGTCGATCTCTTTCGCCATGCCAGGAAGCAAAGCTTTGGCTTGCGTTTTATTCACCCATCGCCTACGCCAGATAAAAGCGCAGTCTGTAAGATCTTGCTTACGAAAGTACGGATCGATCAGAAAATTTTGGTAAGAAACCTGGTCTGTAAAAAGGTCACCCGAAATCGGGTCCATTGTGTAGTCTGGATAAAGGTGAAGCAAGCTCATCCCAGTCTTAACCGCGCCTCCAAAAGCTTGGGACAGGTACTCTTGAAATCCGTCCCGATTTTCGCACCATTTCAGCACTGCATTGTAGTCGTCTGCCAAATCATCTTCATCATGCAGAGGCAGAGTGATAGTCGTTTTGCGGTGCGAGCGCTGGTAGCCCTCGATCATGTTTAAGTGCCGCATGATCAGATTAAAAAAAAATCTACGCGATTGATACCATTGATTATCGCCGTAAAGCATCGAGTAAAGCGTTTGATCGCCCACGGCAAAGCGCGTGTCTATGCTGCCTTGCACCCAAGAAGCTGCGTTTGCTGCGTAGCTTTTTGTGTACGCGGAGTCCATCATAGACTTAAGCCCAGCAAGACTTGGGTCTTTGCCCATCATGGGGTTTCTATCGCCCAAAGAATAATCGCCTTGCTCGTAACTTCCCAAAAATAATCCCTTTCGTGGAGTTTAAAACTTATTTATACATTAATTTTGAAGGATTTGTCGATAAAATATTTAATGAGTATGTTGAAGTTGTTTAAAAATAACCTCCGCTTGTAAAACCATCTCCAAAAAGAGGCTCGCTGTCTCCATAAATTTGTTTACGTACTTGATCGATCGTGATAGAGCTATTTATATCCTCTATAATTCCTGTTTTAAAGACTGATGCCACCAGGTAGCGTAAGCTGTCAACGCAATGATCTGAGACCTTTAAAGGCTTATCTTCCCCGCGATCAGAAGCTTTTCGATCCCAAACATAGCTTTCGATGCTTTCAATTAAATTTTTGCAGCCCTTGTGTACGACCAAATTTTTATGCTTAATAAATTTTGAAACGGTTCGAATGCCATCTAAAACGTCGTTTTTTGCATCAATCACAGGCAAGCCTCTCTGCCTAAGCTCCACTTTTATGCTCGCTGCTGCGGGGTCAACGTAAATCGCTTGAATTGATCGATAGCGAAGCCACCCATAAATGTCATCGGCAAGCTCCGAGTCAGACTTCGCGCGCCCTGCTTTGTGGGAGTCAAAGTAGTACTCCTCCTCGATGCGAATTTGAGGCCACTTTTTAGGGTCTATGGCTCCTAAAACGGCTGCGGTGGCATTTGAGGTACCGTAGTCTATGCCTACAGCGTAGAAAGCTGGTGCTTCAAAAGGGTTTTGGAAAAGGTTCATTTCATCAAAACCGTCAAAAACAAGCCCCTCTGCGATGGCCCAGAGGCCTAAAATTAGCCTGTTGTACCAAGCTCCGTAACCGTACTCTTTTTTCAAAGATTCTTTATACTCTTCAGTTAACGAAGGGTTGTCATCCATGACAAAGTGAAAGTAAGCCAAATCAAGCTCTTGCGCTTTATCTATATAATTTTTTTTAATCCAGTGTTGCGGTCCCTCAGGGTTTCCTGTAGCAAAAAGCTGAGCACCTGAGACTGAAAGCCTAGAAAGAAGCATGCGCCAAAAAGGCTCAGGGATGCAGACGCACTCGTCGACGTAAGCGTAGGCCAGGCTCGACCCTTGGATCTTTCGCACTGCGCTTTCATCATGAGCACCCACAAAGTAAACATCTCTTCCGTAAAGCTTTCCAGAAGTAGCTTTGCTAGAAGGAGGTGGAAAGCCTAAAGACTTGTAAAGATCTATCAAAACATTTCTTTGAAGAGATTCTCGGCTCACACCTATGAGCATCACTGCTCCAGGCACACCAGAGCGCATGGCAAAAATAAGCTTTTGGATGCTTGCGTACGTCTTTCCTGAACGCACCGCCCCGATCCATAAATTTAAGCGCTTAGTCGCTTTCTGGATGCTGAGTAGCTGCTTGTCGCTTAAGCTCATCTAGCTCCTCTTGAAGGCGTGCGTTTCTTACGATCAAGTCTTGAATTTGACCCTGTAAAAGCTCGTTTGAGCCGGCATTAAGTGCAGACTGCATTTCATGCTTTTTCTGTACTTCATAATCAATTTTTTCTTTTGCGATTTGCAATTCATGATCTCTAAGCTGAGTGCTATAAACGCCTAAAAAACGAGATCCGTAAGCCGTCGCCAAATCTTTATTTTTCATCGTTCTCTTAAGTATCCAGTCTCGTGCGAGGTCGTAGTACGGGAGGAATGTGGGGCGCCTTAAAATATTTTGTTCCCAAATCGTTCTAGGAATTCTTTCTTTTTCTGCATAAAACTCACTTAAATGCACGACGTCACACTTTGGGTCAGCTTCGCACTCGTCGATCCACTTTAAAAGGCGATTTCCTAGCTCAACCAAGTCTTGAGCAGTCCACTCTTTTTTTGGCTCGTCGTTAAAAGATTTTATATATTTTTTTGTTTCGTTTGTTACACCCATATCTCTATATCATAAATATTTTACATGTAAAGTAAATGTTTTTTCTTTTTTTTATGTTTTTTGTTTGATTAAATTTTATGTCATGTTATATTTATGTCACAAACAAAACGTGAGCAAGGAAAAACAAAATGGAAAACATCAAATTTAACGATCTAACACAAGAACAACAACAAGCAGTTTACGATGCATACATCGATTTAGCTTTAGAGCATTTACAAAGTGGAGCTAGAAATTTACTGCTTTCTTACTTAGGTGAAGATGAAGGGCTAGGTCAACACTTATACGAAACCTTTGACAGACAAAACCCAGTCATAAACTTTTCTACATTCAAAGAATGCTTTAAAGAAGAGGCGATTAGTTTAGCTTATGAAGTAAACGAAGAGTTTGAAGGCCAAAAAGACTACTAAAATTAAAGGGCTAAATGCCCTTTTACGTACTACGTGGCAACTAGAAAATCAACAACTTACAAAAAAAGAACAAACATGATTATTGAATTTCAGGGAATGTGTGAAAATTCTTTAAAAGAAGCAATTGAATTGCTGAAAAAAAATACTAAAAAATTTGTTTTTCAAGAAAAAGAATGCGAAAAACTTTACGTATCAAAATCAAATTCAAAATATCACAAAAGTAGAGGCATAAGCGTTTATTTTTCATGTAAAAACTTTGTATATAGAATAAGTTGTCACTGGAGTAAAAGCGATTTTTTAAAAAGCAAAAAAATGAATTGTAGTTTTGTTGGGGAACATATTTTTTGTTTAAATGGAGGGCAGGTAGTGCAAACAAATTATAATTCTGGCGGGAAATATCCTATTAAACTTGCGGGAGGATACACAGATAAAATCAATTATGAAAATTTATTGGAAAAAATTAAACAAAAAAAACAAGAAGAATCAGAATGAATGAATCAAAAAAAAACAATTTAGTAAGAACAACCATAAGATTACCTACGGAGCTTCATCGTGAAGTATTGATCTTGTGCGCTAAGCGCGCGGTGTCTATGCAATCTGTCATCACTAAGTTTCTAGAGGGGTACGTAGAATTTTCAGAGGAGAACGAATGTGTAAAGAATATTGGTACATAGCCTATGAGGCAGAGGTTGAGGATATTATGTAAGAAAGAGACATGGAGTATGATAAAGCCCAATCTATCTTAAATGAAATCATCGAAAAGGAAGGTAATTCCTGTATCACTGATCGATTGTTGAAAAAGGGGAGTCACTCCCTTTTTTCTTCTTCAATTTCTATCTCAATATGCTTATAAATAGACTCTATCTCCTCTATTTCTTTTGCACAGTTTAGAATTCCTTCAGCTATGCATTGCGCTTCTGTTTTGTAGTCTTTTAAAGCGCATCCACTTATCGCTAATAATGCTAATATGCTAAATTTTCTCATGAGCTTTCTTCTTTTTTAATATTTTCTTGATATATTCTTCGGCTTCTTCTTGAGAGTTTTTTACAGAGAATAGTATTTCTTCTTTGGGCGCAGATACTAGAGCGCCACGAACATGATATTCAATAAGCCCCTCTTCTTCTGGTGTGTGTTTAATCACAATAAAATAAATTATATGATCTATGTTTACGTAGATATATATATCTCTTTCTGCTTTGATCCAAGTTGACATTCTTTTTCCTATACTTGTAAATATTTTCTCTGTGTTTTTTGATTATTTTATTTGATTACCTGAAGAATACATCATAAAAACAAGACCAAAAAGTAAAATTAGTATAGCTAAGCCCATTCCAAATTCACTGCTCATTTTCGTAAGCCCTTAACGTTCTAGGTGTCGCGCATGTGGGTAAATTGGCATTTTCCAGTAAAATCTTGATTGACTCTATTTCTTTTTCAGCACTTGCAATTTTTTTAATGCAATCATCAATTGTTTTCTCTTGTAAGTTTATTTCATCTTTAAGCTTTAAAATTAGCAGTCTCATTGTGTGCGGTGCATCTATTTTATTCATTTTTGCTCATTTTTTTAAAACATAACGTTTATAAGATTCTTGCATAGAATGACAGTTCAAATATCTCCACAAAGTACATGCTTTTACTTTCCATTCTTTTGCCCACTCTCCTAAAATTTGCGTTTTCCCTTCAAAAGAAAGAATGCGATTATTCCTTTTATTTTTTCCTTGATCTTCGTAAGAAGCCCATCGACAATTAGAAGGCTCGTAATTTCCATTATTATCGATTCTCTCTATTGTATACCTAAATGGCCTTAATCCCATGTCTTCAGAAAAATTTCTACAATCTTTCCATCTATCGCAAACTTTTATACCCCTTGCACCATACAAATGAAAATTAGTGGAATTAGGATTTTCACACCTAGCTAACATTGATATCCAAATATTGTACAAAGGATGCTTGTTTTTTGTAGAAGTAAAGCCATGCTTAGATCTTAAATTTCCAGAACATTTTAAACATCTTTTGCTTCTGCCGTCTTTCAATGAAGAACCACAAACCCTTACAAAATTTCCGCATTTACAATTACAAATCCACATAGAATGTCCAGAAAGTTTCCCGTCATATTTGATTACTTTCCATCCATTAAATATTTTATTAGTTAAATCTTCAAATGCATTTCCATTACATTTATTACATTTAGTTGATTTTCCTTTAAAAATATCATAACTTGATACAATACCTATTGTTCCGCAATCGCATTTGCATTCCCACTTAGTATCCAATCTCCCAGAAGAATTTTTTTTTCTAACTTTTCTAATGGCTGTCCAAGATCCAAACCTTTGTCCTTGTTGAAATTTCCCCATTTAATTTGTATCTCCGTTCGAGGATTGTGGTCATAAACTTTAAAAAAAGATCCACTAAAGATAAGTGCATCGTCTTTAAATATTATACCAGACATACAGTTTTGAAATATAGCAATGAGATTGTCATTGTCAGGTTTTTTTATATGGGGATCTCCAGCTTTTATTTTTTTCTTAAGATATTTAGGTATAGGCATATAAAAACCCCAATTTATTAAAACAGCTCCTTCAATTAAATCTTTTTTAAATTGAGACTTTAATGTTTCTCTAATATTTTTTTTAATATTGGATTGAAGATCATAAGGTTTACCAAACCTAGTAAATCTAGGTCTTTTATTTGCTATAGGAGGACCATGAAAGATTAACTCACATTTTAACAAATTCAATCCTTGTTACCCTCTTGTAAAAAGTCTCGCACCCCTTTCAGAACTTGCTTTTCTTTGCTTAATTTTTTTAAGAGTTCTTCGTTGTAAGCCCTAAGCCTTAAAAGCTCGTCAATGACTTCTTCTTTATGTTTTTTTTGAAACAACTTACACATCCAAAACCCAAAAGCCATGGACAAGATGGGACCAAACAATATAAAAAGCGCTTGAGCAGTGTAATTCACCAGTCAATCTCCTGCTGTGTTCCGTTCAAATATTCTTTTTGCAACTCTTGTTTTACAAATTCCGAGAGCTCTTTTTCTTTATTTGTGTCTATCCATCCAATAGCCGGAACATACTCTGAACCAACCTTGCAAGTAGGTAATTTGCAGTAAGAGCCGCCATTTTTCGATTGTAAAACGGTCATCCAGACGCTCATTTTGTCGGCAATGCAGACTTTTACCCATCCAAGAACGATCGCTTTTTGGCTATCGCTGTTTTTGACCCAATTCTCAATTCTAATTTGCATCTGCATATCTCCAAGATCTTACATTTGCATACTCAACCCCTATTGCAGACATAAATTTTCCTCGCTCGTATATGCATCTGTACTCACTTCCATCTTCAAGTTTTACAAAAAGATTAATTACCGGAATGGATTTTCGGGCGTCTTCCCACTCTTTTTTTGCCATCATCTCGTTGATTGCTTTTTCCAAAATTTCTCGTTTTTCATTTACTTTTGCAAACCTGTTTTGAGAATCTTCATAAATTTCTTGTTGCGATTCGCGATCTCTTTGAGACTCATTTCTGAAAGTATCTTGCAGAAGTAAAATGGCGTGAGAAATCGCAGCTAAACCTTCGTCGCAGACAAAATATCTGCAATCATCAATGAAAAATTTAAAATTGCGTGGTGTTCCTTCCACTTCCCAGTCTCTACCCTCACTCATAAAACCCCTTCAATTCTTCTTTATTTGACCATAGAAACGATATTTCACCCTCAGGGATATTTGGAGACAAACCTTAATAAAATATCGCTTCCTGGCCTTTCTATGCGTTTTTTGTTATTTAAATATATTTTACCATTGAATGGTTTTAATTTCCATTAATTTTTCATCGAGCCACACATGTTTTTCGATTGGCTCTTCGTGAACTGTAACGCGAACTTTCTCGAATCTTGTCGTTGGTTTTTTCTCTATCCCTCTGTAAAGTTCGGCGCATAGAAACCCTATCGAGAGCATCAAAATCCCGTGAACGACTAATGGACTTCTCGAATTGGTTGGCTTGTAAACTCGGGAAAACTGATCTGAGTCACTTGATTTCTGCGAGCGACTGACTTTATCGGCGAGCGTTTCAATCTTTCGATACGTGAATCTCACACTTTCTCCTTCTTCAGCTCTATAATCGCATCCACAATCACTTTTAAAGCCTCAGCCTTGCTTCGATTCTCATCCTCTTCTTTCAGCTGTTCGATGTGCCGAGCGAACTCTTCACTCAAAAACTCTAGCGTGTACTCTTTCATGCTTTCTCCTTTTTCATCATTCCCAATGAAATCACGAGCATTTCTGGCTTGTAATACAACACTGGCATATGAAATCTCCATTCACTTTTCAACTCGTTCATGCAAAACTCTACGGATTTCCACAAGGATTTTGCATACATCTCAAGCAAAGATCCAGCTTCTACGATATACTTTTCTTCTAGGCCTCTTGGCAATTCACAAGTAAAACTCACTTTTGATTGCATGCCAGAGTTCACAGATAAAAACCCCTCTTCCCACTCAAACGGTCTATGAAACATACTTTCTCCTATTCAATTTACCACCCAAATCCAATCACCCTTCTCTGGCTCTTCTTCTGAAAACTTATTCCATTCAACTTTCATACTTTCTCCTTCTTAAAAACAATCTTAAAAAGCCCTCTTTTTGTGATGGAAAGATACGCCTTTCTCCCTTTTGGATCAGCTTCCATCGGCTTCCAATGCGTTACTTTATACCCTTTGGTTGACCACTCTTCTTCTGTCATAGATGCGGAAGTCCACATTAGCCCGTTTTCGTGCTTAAAAAGAGACATAAACGATCTTCGGAGCGAAGAATAGCTAAAGTCCCTCAAAACCACTTCTACGAACTCGTGAGGCTTTGGAAGCCTTTCTTTTACTGAAATCCAACTCATACTTTCTCCTTGACGACTCTTGAAAAAACTTGTATAAGTCGCTTTTTCTTTTTTCGCATTTTTTCTTTTTGCCTGTGGCTAGCTTAGATATACTAGAGATAAGAAAGCAACAAGCACGCGGGTCCTCTACAAATCTCGATCCTTCCAGAATATGTCACTCCTGTCTTTGTAGTAATGGACTTGTTCAGTAGAACCCGAAACAATGACAAACTTATCTTCTTCAACCCTAGCATAACCACATTGACCTTTGTAAGACTCTTCGTTATCTAAAGACCACTTTTTTCTTTTTTCTATCGATAGAGAGCGAAGCCCCCTCTTAGGGGGTATGGGGGTATTTGTATTTATATCTGTTTTAGTATCTGGTATAGGTGTTGCCTTTTGACAAGATCCATTTTGGCTTTTGACAAACTCCATTTTGTCATTTTCCAAAATGCATTTTGGAATTTGCCGACACCACTTTTCTTCATCTACAAAAGCATACCAAATCGTTCTATCATAGGAGCTTTTGTTATGATTTCCCTTCATGATCACAGGATCAAAATCTAGATCATCACCTTTCTTTTTTCTACTCTTTCCGGTGCATAATTTTTCGAGAATATCAACTATTTGATTCCGGCTCAGGTATGGGAAATGAGCGGCTATTTCATCCATTGTTTGAAATGTCCAAGTACGACCATCTATAAAATTTCTTTTAAGATTTTGATTGTACTTCACCCAAAACAGAAGATGATGGATTACTATTGCCTCTTGCATTCCATAAACTTGAGCTAATTGAATATCAAAAGAATGGATAACCCCCGATAACGGAATTAAATCTTTTTGTATTATTGTTTGAAATTCTACATTAGATGTAGTATCGTTGCCCATATAGACCGCCTTTTTCGGTTTATAGTGATTTCCCATATAGACCTCCTAGAAAGGTTTATAGGATATTTGAGATTGCCTCAAGCTAGAACTTGGGGCGTCTTTTTTTAAAGATTCGTTTATCATACTTTACCTACATAGTAAAAGTCGAACTCTTTCAAGGAATTCCTACAAGATCCACATCCTGAGCGTTTTGCGTGGCCTCACGAAAATGATCGATCTAAAATCCCCTGAGATGGCATGGTGAAAACTTCCCCCTCACCCATTAGTTGGGAAGTGTTAAGATTTTAAATCTTTGCTTGCGATTCTAGATAGCGGGGTGCAAATCCTCAGGGGGAACTTGTTTAACAATTTAAAGATTTAAAGATTTGAAAGAGTTCGTTGAATTTTTCTAATTTTAGCTAAAGTCAGTGGCTTCTCAAACCCATCCACTTGAGCTTCAACAATTTTCCAGACTTGTTCCCCATCGGCTTTTTTTTCTAAAGCTTGATGATTCACAACACTTTTAATGTGATCTACAGATCGGATTATCGCTTGTTGATCTGCTGCTTTTACAGAAAAATTAAAACGACGAACTTCCCCGTGTTTATCGACGTAAACGGGGGTGGATGGAGCTGGCTGCCTTCTCCAACAACAATTGCAAGAATTGTCAAAATTAAATGTTAGATCTCGAGCACTTGCGCTAGCTTGGATAGACATAGTTGCCTCCTTTTTTTCGCATAGTGCTCTATTTTAATTAATATGTATATATTTTTTTATAAAATTAAAATTTATTTTTTAAGGGGGTTAAAAGCGCCCCCTTTTTCTTTGATTATTAATTTAAAATTTATTATTGTTAGCCTACCTCTCATAGGGTTTTGTTTTTCGCACGTTTGCCCCCGTTCATCCATTCGGGGGTTTTTTTTATTTTGCAGCTTTCCACGGTTTACACTCGTATCGATCCAAAAGAAGCATTATTTTATTTTGCATTTCTTTTGATATAGGAGCTTTTCCACTAATTACTTTTAACATCCAAACATAAGATGACCCTAATTCTTTAGAAAGAGTTCTGGAATCCCATTTTTTTTCAAATTTTATTTTTGCAAGACTCATCAATAATTCTTCATCCGTCATTTTTTTTCCTTTATTTTTTAAATTTGTTGCATTTAAAATTGCATGTAAAGTAAACTAAACTTAACTTAAAAGCAAGAGGATTACATGGAAAATTTTAAGCCTATACGCATTCTTAGCGAAAAAGATAAAGAAGCAATTTGGACAATATTTGAGTTCGTTGCAAATGCTGATCAAGCTATTGTTGATTCATATGAACAAGAATTGAGAAGAGTTGCAGAAATCATAGATTTACATCCGTATAAATTTGAAAAAGAAACCGGTCTGATTTGGCATCCTTACGATTCGTGGTCTGAATACGTAGAGTCTAAGTTATAAAAAAAAAGTTATGAAAACAAAAACGTGCAGGAATGGAAATGGAAACAAAATTAAATATATATCAAAGATTGAATGCGGTCATGCAAGAGGTAAAGTACATACAGAAAGATCCCAAAAAGGAGGATATGAAATATGCTACAATGCCCCACGATAAGGTCATAGCAAAACTTAGAGAACCAATGACTAATCATGGAATAGCTTTTATACCTACCATCAAAGAATACAGACAAGAGGGTAATCGTACTCAAGTGCTTATGGAAGCTAGATTCGTAAACATAGATGATCCTAACGATTTTTGTACGGCTTCCGGTATAGGATATGGTGTAGACAATTCAGATAAAGGCCCAGGAAAGGCCACTAGTTACGCATGCAAATACATACTATTGAAAACCTTTTGTCTAGAAACGGGTGAAGATCCGGAAAACGATCAAAACTCTGTTTATGAGGAAAAAGAGGCAAAACAAATAAGAGATGTTCAAGTAAAAGCTTTAGAGCACGTCTGCAAAGATTACCCTGAAATATTAGAAGAGATTAAAGTCAAATACAATGTGAAAGATATTTCTGAAATCACTTCATTAGAGTTTCCTAGAGCCATAGTTAAAGCTACTGAGTCAGTAAGAAAAAAGAGTAGACCTATAACTGTAGGAGGGCAAAAATGAAAATAGTTGATGGATTAGTACAAGGCAGTGATGATTGGAAAGAGTTTCGCGAATGTGGAATAGGATCTAGCGAGATAGCTGCTATCATGGGATTGAGTTCCCATAAAAAACCTATTGATATATACAATGAAAAAATGGGGATAACAACCCCATACGTTAATTGTGCAATGAAACGAGGTTCTTCGTATGAAAATGAGGCGCGAAGAGCGTTTGAAGGTGACAGCAATTTGCCTTTTCATCCTATATGCTGCACTCATGATGAGTATGATTATTTTAGAGCTTCTTTAGATGGCTACAATGAAGAGACTAACTCTGTTCTAGAGATCAAAGTTCCTAAAGAACAGAACTACGAGGCTATGTGCAAGTCCATTCCTGAGATGTACAACATTCAGATGCAATGGCAAATGATGGTCTCTGGAGCCAAAACGGCGGTTTTTCTAGTGTATAACCCTGAAAACAAAGAATTCAAGGCTACGGTTGTATATCCAGACACCTCCTTGTTCGAGAAAATGACCGAATTAGCCAAGATATTCTGGGAAAATTTTCAGCAAGGAATTCCCCCAGAGGCTCCAGAAGATCACTCACTTTGCATTGAAAATGTTGAGCTTGAAGAAAGATCTAAAAGATGGATCGAAGGCGGAGATATGATGAAAATAGGCAAAAAAATTCAAGAAGAAGAGCGTTCCTCTATGTTGGATTTTGGAGATGATGGCGACTTTCACGGGAAGTTGCTGCGCTTCAAAAAAGTTTACAGCGAAGGGCGCGTTGACTACGAGGCGATGCTTGCTGATCTGGGTATCGCCTCTGATGTCATTGAAAAATACAGAAAACCAGGATCTTGGACTTACAGGATAACAAGAAATAAAGATTAAAATGAACAATGCTATTACAGATTTAAAAAATGTTAATGCTTTAGTTTAAAATTTATAAAAATTAAACAAAGCTTTGGGGAGGGATCGCCCTTTAAGATTTTTCTCTCCCTGAAGTTTGTTTCGTAAAAATACGCACTCCCCGAGGTAACGTTTTGTTTCCAGCATTCCGCCTTGGGGTTGTGCTTTAAAATTTGGAGAATTATGAAAGATATGTATTTTGCAATAAGAACGTCAGAAGATGGGATTTATATCACAAAAATAGACGATATAGATGAATTTCTACAAGAATGTTGCGATGAGGACGAAGGGGGAAATGTTTTTCTAGAAGATTTTCCAGAAGATAGATGGAACAAAAAAAGACATAAAATAGACAAGGAAAATTATCCTGATGAAGGTGAAATTGTATTAATCAAAGGAAAAATTATAGTTCCAAAAAAGGTAAAAGTAGTTGAAAAATATGAAATTGAAGAGGGTGTGTAATATGCAAATATACGACAACTATAACACAAAATATGGGCAAATAATGTTAAAATCTACTTTGCTAGCTCTAGCTTTAGCTTTGCTTACAAAAGGATGCTCTTCACAAGCTCAAGCTCATTTAGATTTGGTAGACCCTGGATTTGTAGTTGAAATGGCTGAAATTGAAATGGCAAAAGAATATAAAGATTATCCTAGAGAAGCTAGACCTTATTGTAGACTTCTTGACGAACAAGAAGAACGAGATAGAAAACAAAGGGAAGAGGAAGAGTTTAAAAAGTATGGATTAAATTTTCAATATGGCATTGTTGATGGAATTTTAAGCGGGTTGTTTGGTTAGGAAATAAACTCTGTAATTAAACATGCTCCTGAAGCACCTGCACCTCCATTACTTCCGTTTCCTTGGCCACCACTTCCTCCGCCTCCATAATTAGACCCTGCAATACCAGCACTTGATGATGAATTAGATCTAGCACCGCCTCCAAAAAATGAATTTCCTCCTGCTCCTGCGTTTACTGTTCCTGAAGTAATACTGGTTGCTCCACCTTGTCCACCACCTCCAGTTGAATTAAAATCCCCTCCAGATCCAGCACCACCGGCCCCTCCTGATGCTCCAGCACCACCGGCCGCTCCATTTGATCCGCCTGTTGCAGAAAAAACAGATCCATAAGAAGTTGTTCCACCGGCCCCTCCAATTGTTACAGTAACAGTAGTTGGAGATGTAATTATTTTTCTAGCATAACCACCACCACCACCACCACCACCACTAGAGTTTGTGGCTCCATTTCCTCCGTTTCCCCCACCTCCTACTAATTCTACAATTGCAAAAACTGTATTAGTTGTGGGATTATAACTTTGAGTTCCTGTTATAGTTTGAATTTTAATTGATTTAAATACTCCGCTAGCAGAAGGAACAGCTTGAAATGAAGGAAGCGCAGAAGATCCATTACTCGTAAGAACAAATCCAGATGTTGAGAGACCAGTAGACGCCACTTGAACATTTCCATTTGCAGTAGTTCCGGAGCAGACAGGAGCGTAAGCAGTTGTCAATGTAGAAACTCCAAGTCCCCCTTGACTAACTGTTATAGGACTGCTTGTATTTGTTGAATTTCCTTGAGCCATTTATTTACCTTATGCTGAATTCCATGTTCCTATTGATGCATCTGATATCCATGCTGCACCAACTGTTCTATAAATTAAAGTAATGCTATCACCTATAGCGGAGTTTGTCAAAGTTCCTGCTCTAGTTGAAACTGCTAAAGATCCAAGTCTAATAATTTGGCCTGTGTTTGCTTTTATAACAAATGCGCTTGCTGTGTCTACTGTAAATTTAATTAGATTTCCTTGAGATGGAGACGCGGGAAGAGTTGCCGTTGCAGCACCTGAAATAAAATATGCGTTATTTACACTAGCAGCAAATGAACTAGATTGATCTGTCCATGAAACATTACCTCCAGAAGGCGCAGCTTGCCAACTTGGAGGAGCGCTAGCGTTAGCTGTAAGAACCCATCCAGGTGTTGTGCTATTTGCAAGAAATGAAGGTACTCCAGAGTTGTTAGTAATCAGCACGCCATTGTTTACAGTGCTTATTTCTCCTATAACATTCGTTGAACTAGAGTATAAAATATTGTTTGCGTTAGTGGTTGATAGATATGTAGCGGTGCTCCATGAAGGCATGGAGGATGCGCCAGACAATAAAACTTGATTGGCTAATGCAGGAACTGAAATAGAGGTAATATTTCCGTTAGTTGATCCAATTAAAACTGCGTTATTAACTGGTTTGTAGTTTACAGAATTATTAGTTGCCATTTAGTTCCTTTAAACAATTGTAAATGTTCCTTCGCTAGAAATTGCATTCCATCTTAAATTTGCCACTGAGCATACTAAATTAAGAGTACACCCCTGGCTTGTTGTTGTCAAAGACCCTAAAGCCCCAGAAGTTGTTTCTTGCAATCCAAAACGTATTTGTTGACTTGCGCCTTGAGTAATTGTATAGCTTGTCGCCCCATCTAAATTTATAATAATTGTATCTCCAACTGAAGATGTAACAGGAAGTGCTAGCGATAACGCTGTTCCAGGAGCAACACAAAAATATCCAGTGTTTACGGTTAAATTTTGAGAAATATTTACAGATTGCCAAGAAACTCCACCAGATCCGCCAGAAATTGTTAATGTGTTGTTTGCTGCATCGCCATTTACAATTATTCCGCCTGATCCAACTAAAGTTAATTGTCCTGTCTCTGTGGTTACTGGAACAGATGACCCGGTATTTCCTAAAACAGATGAAATTCTGTATTGGCCAACTTTATTAATTGTTGGATTAATTCTTCTTCCCGTTGATTCAAAAGAAAACTCTAATCCTGAAAAAATAAATGTCCCCGTCCCTATGACAAAATCATTATCAGCAAGACAATTTATAAAAGAATTATATAAAATAACGTTAGATCTATCATTTATATTAAACATTTCATTTTCAGAAACAAAAAATGAAAAATCACCTTGAACAGAACAAAAATTTAATAAAACAATGTTTGAAAATATTTCTGAGTATTTACATGATAACCTTGTGTTATCTAATAAAATTTGTTGATTGCTTGCTGACCCAAGATTAGAATTTTTACATTCAATAAGCGATCCAATTGATTCAATAATATTTCCATTTAATATAGAAGAATTAATGAAACTTTTGTTGTTTAAATTTAAATAAGAATTTTGTATTGAAAAAGAAATTGAACTTGCGTCAAGTGAATTAAATTCGGTTTGATACAAATTTAGTGCAGAATTATTAGTAACAGTTAAAATTTCTCTTCCTGTTAAATCTGGCAATTCAAAATATAAATTTACAATATTTACTATTCCACCAGAAGAATAATCAACATAACCATTAATAGTTATATTTTTGCTGAAACAAACTAAATTTACCCAAGGAGATAAATTTAAGTTTTCTGTGTATTCTCCTTCCCAAATAATCACAGTTGCTGGGTTAGCTTGCGATGCCCCATCAGACTCAGCTTGATTAATTGCCGCCTGAATACTTGTATATTCCGTTTCTCCTGCTATAGTTGATACTACATATCTACTACAATCTCTAAGATTAGATAGAGTAATCGAACCTGTTGCAAAAGCAACATCCATTCCATTTGCACCGCCTAGTGTAGATGCTTCAAAACCACTCCCTGTGCCAATTATTAAACCATTTGATTGAGATGGTATATTTAAAGCGTTGTAAATTGACAAAATACCCTACCTAGTTAAGTTCCCCCCTCTTTTTACAGAGAGGGGCAATTTATTTTTATACTACTGTTATGTTTCCAACAGAATCTAAAACTGTCCAAATAGTTGAAGCTCCTCCAACAACAGCTAATAATTTTACTCCGTCATTAGCATTTGTAGAAGATAAAGAACCCGTTACGCCCGCTGTTGTAGACAAGTTTCCAAAAATAATTTGTTGGCTTGCTGCTTGCGCAATTGTCCATCCACCAGCGCCATATCCTTTAATTTCTAAAATAGAAAATTGTGCTGCTGTTGCTGGTAATGTAAGAGTTACTACAGCTACATTGTTTGCAAGATATCCATTGTTTACAGACATTGAAGCTGAAGCGCTAGTTATTTCATTCCAAACAATAATACCCGCTGGGCTTGTCCATTGAGGAAGTGCTCCAGCACCTTGGCTTGTAAGTACTTGTCCTGCCGATCCGAGTGTTGCAACGCTTTGTAAAGCACCTGTTGTAGTAGTTCCACCACAAACAACAGAGTATGCAACAAATGTTGTTGCTCCTGTACCACCGCCTGCAATTCCTAGTGTTCCAAATGATGGATCTGCAGCAGCACCACCAGAAATAAATGCTTGTCCAGCGGTTCCAGTTGCAATACTTGCAATAGAGTTATTAACTGCACCAACTAAAACTTGGTATTGAGTTACGGTTGATCCAGAAAAAACGCCTGTTGTGGAATTGAACGTTACAATCCCGTTACTATTTAAATTTAAACTGTTCTGTACTGCCATGATAAAACCTTTTTTGTTTTAAAATTTATGTTATTGTCCAATTTCCTATCGCTGATGTTGCATACCAGTATTGAGAGGAAGATTGATACACTAGTGTCAAAGAATCGCCAGCTTCATTATTTACCGCAGTTCCAGCAGTAGAAGATAAATGATTAGCTAACCTAATTTTTTGACCAGAGCTCGCTTGCACTGTTAATCCTATTGAATTAGAAGCAACAACAATTGTATCACCTTGAGATGGAGATGTAGGAAGAGTAGCTGTAAGAGTTCCCGCGGTAAAATAACCATTGTTTGAAGAAGCTGCGAAACTTGTAGTTTTATCAGAATATGTAAGAGTTCCTGTTGCAGCAATTGTAATTGTGTTAGCTGCTGGAGTTACGCTAATTCCTGCACCTGCTGTAATTGTAGCAGTTCCAAGTTTGTCCGATGCCATCGTAACAACTTTAGCTACCGATCCAACGTTTACCCCATCAATACCACAAATATAAGCGCTTGAAAGTTGTTGTTGAGACGATCCAGTTCCCGCACCAATTCTTAATGTGTTGCTTTCTGTGGCAACTCCACCATTATTAATTAGTACGTTGTTAGATTCTGAACTTGCATAGTTTTCACCAGCGTTGGTACCAACGGCAACGTTATCATTTCCTGTGAGAAGTCCATAAAGGGACAAATGTCCAACAGCAACGTTGTTATCAGAAGCAGTAGCGCTAAAAAGAGCTTCGTACCCAATTACAGTGTTGCTATCTCCGCTTGATGCGGTTTGCATTGCCTGAGTACCAATCGCTGTATTAGCGTCTCCAGTTGTAATTGCAGCTAAAGAATAAGCGCCAACTCCTACGTTTCCGCTACCTGTAGTGATTGCGTTTAACGAATGATCCCCTAATCCAGTGTTAGATTCACCCGAGGTTAAACTTGCTCCAGATAATTTTCCTATGAGGGTGTTATTGTCGTTATCTGTAACGTTTAATGTTAAAGTAGAAGCATTATCTCCTAAAAATTCTACAGTTTTACCAGAATTGCTAGTTGAAACACCTGAAATAACATTGATTGTAGATCCGCTTGCGCTTCCAGAATCTCCATCAATTGTAATGCTTGCTGAAGCACTAGAAGAGATTGTTAAAGTATTAGTTCCTGGATTTCCAGCAACGGATATTGTGCCTGATCCAACAATATTAATATTTGCTGAGCCGTCTGGTCCGACCGCTAAACCAGTATTACCCGTTAAAGTGTCGAGTGTTCCCCCTCCACCGCCTCCGCTTGACCCTGTTCCGCCGACTTGGCTCATTGTGTCTCCTAAGTATTGTTTTTGCTTAGGATCGCTTCAATATAAAACGAACCAGTTGTAGGGGCGCTTCCTGAATACTTAATATAAAAAGATGAGTACACAGGGAGAAGAAAATCTGTTAAATTTGGAGCGTTTGTTCTAATGTCATATACTCCATATGTGTTTGGATTATAGACAAGCATGTCTGTTTCTCCATCAGTAGACACATAAATAATACCGTTAGTAGTGTTTTTAAAAGTTATTACTACTGCTGGATATGGTAAACTTGCACCTAACTTTACATAAGATCCCGTGATAGAGGCAGCAGCTATCACCCTTAAACCATCAAATATGGCCGCATTCTGAGCTGACATCGTGCCCCCTTTTAGTTAGATTCAACCATAAACCAATCAACAGTAGATGTGTCTGTTGCATCAGCAGAGGTTATTGTAAAACCCACACCAGCACTTTTAGTTATTAACATTGCTTGAGGCGCTGTTACTGTTCCTAAAGCTGAAACTGATGTAAATATTTTTGTATTAGCTGTAACAGATGTATTAGCAATAGATCCACTTGAACCAGCGGTTAGCGTTGCTGCTCCAATTCTTGCATTTGTTCCAGCTTTCACTACAATTCCATTTCCAGCGGTACCTAAAACAACGTTTCCGTTGGTAGCTGTAATTGCACCAAGTGTTGCTGTTACTGTTGTTGTAGCTGTAACTGATCCAGGAGCGGTAAATACTGATGGAGTAGATAATGTGACTGTAGAACCTGCGCTTGTTGCTGTTAATTGATTAGATGTTCCAGCAATTACAATATTTCCAGCTGTTGGGCTAAGTCCGTTTATAGTAGCTACTGCGCTTGCTCCTCCTCCTAAAGCAACCCATTGAGGTACACCAGCAGAGTAACTAACTAATTGCCATGCACTACCAGAAGTAACATTTGCCCAATATGTAACGCCTACTGCGTATTTATCGTTTGTGCTTGGATCTCTGGTTGCATTAATAACTTGTGCTACTTGAGCATTGTCTTGAATTTGCCCGTATGAAACTGGGCTTGGTAGTAGAATGTCGGACATTTTGTCAATTCCTCATCATGTTGTTTAATTAATAAACGCACACGATGGCGAATCGCTATCTTTACGGCCGCTGGGTTAGTGACTCCCCTACACTAAAAAATCACTTTAACAGTGTAGGGAATTTTTGAAAAGAAAGATTGTTTTTTAATTTAAATAGAAAGTTCCTTTTGGGAAGAAAACACTCTATCAAAAAGTTCGTTGAACTCTTCTTTGGTTCTCGATGCCTTTAAAAGTCCTATTGTTTGAATTAAATGCCTGTCAAGAGCGGGAATGCCCACGTCTGGTGTTAAATATTGATGATGGCAAGAGTTTCTTCTCCCCGTTTCTTCAATGGTTGGGTTTTTATTCTCCAGTTCTTTTCTAACTTCTGGAGAAATGGCGTCATAAACATATTTATTTATAAAGTTTCCCAAACATTGGGGATGTCTACATTGCCCCTCTAAATATTTCCACCCATGGATTTTATATACCTCTCTAAAAAATTGATGAGGAAATCTTTGTGTCCATTTTAAAAGATCCTCATTTATGAACTTTTTAAGAAGTGTTTGAAGCTCATCTCTCGCCCTTTCTTCCTGGAATCCCGAGCTTTCGTCCACTAGAGCGATAATTCCTACTTGAGCTAAAGACCTCATTATAATATCAGCAGTAATGGCTATTGGTATTTGAGGCTTTGTTAATCTACCAGAATCCCTGGTTTTTAAATAAACCTCACAGATTTTTGGTAAAAAAGTAGCTTCTATTCCCTGAGTTTTTATTCCAGATTTATTTACATATTCTACGAAAGAAAAACACCCCCCAAAAACCTCTAAAAAAGAATGACTTAAGGATTCTGAAGCAAAGAAAACTGGTAATTTAGTCGCCTCCGATTTTTTTCTCATTTCTGGACCAGGTTTAGACAGCCCTAAAGCATTTCTTAAAGATTCTGAAGAAATAACTCTTATCCCGCCTGGAAGAACCCCACATTCAATTTCCTTGTCACCTAACTTTAATGTACCTCCGTGAGTAGCTCTAGGAAGTCCCTTTTTCCCGCTTGCTAGACCAGCATTGCGAGCGATTTCTTTTCTTCTTTCTGGAGAAAGTTTTTCTGTTCTAGCTTTTCTTGCTTTGCATAAGTTTTCTCTAACTGATACATTTATCTCTGGACTTGTCATATGCCTCCTTTTAGGGCTTGGGTTTGACAAATCAAGTATACGACAAGTCCAAGCTTTAATTAAAGAGATAGCGAAACATCTTCTAACAGAAGAAAATCTTTTTGCGCTCGAATGAGTGGAATGAAGCAAAAATTAACATCTAGCGCTATTGCTAAAGATCCTAAAAGCAGAATTAACAAAGCGTTAAGAAAGTGGGAATGTTAAGCTACTTTTTTATACTCAAAACCACCAGCTTTTATTAAGGCGTTAAGTGTCCCGCCAAGTGAAGGTAATTTACCTTTCCACCAGCTCCCAAAACGATTTGACCCGTTTGTTTTTGCTGGTACAGATCCTGATTTCAGAATTTTAAAAAGAACTTCTGGAACTTCCTCATATTGATAAATAGGACCTTCAAGGTTTGGATATTCTCCATGAAATTGCACTAAAAGACTTTTAGATTTAGGATCATAAGAAAATCCATTTACGTTTGAAGACGGGATATCAGAAGCAGGAACTTGAGGAACAGCAGATTCAATAGGAGCTTCTTTTCTACTTTCCAACCATTCTGCGGCTTGTTGCAAAACTTGGAAAATACGTTCAAGCTCTTGATCGGAAAACTCTTGTTGGTTTTCCAATACTTGCTGTATCAATGATTGTATTAAATCTTTTGCTTCGTCCATTTATTTTCCAGAATTTTGAATAATCTGACTTAATTGATTAATTCCTTCTAAAATAGACTGTCTTGCCCCACTAGCTGGTTGTCCTTGCTGTCCCTGTTGTCCCTGTTGTCCTTGTGGTTGTCTTTGCTTTCCGAAAAATTGAGAAAACTCGTTACTAATAAAATCTGTAAAAGATGATCCTATTATTCTTTCTATATTATTTATTTCTTTCACAAACTGTGTTCTAGCTAAAGTTGCCGCTTTTTCAGGAGCATTTCCTTTTTGAACTTTTTCTAAGATATACTTGTAAATATCAGGATAGTTGGCTTGAAGCACTGATAAATCAAAAACAGGGCCTTGATTTTGTTGTTGATCCATAGGTTGTTGAAAAGATTGATTATTTTCTTTACCTAGTAAACCTCCTATGCCTCCTCCAATTGCAGAACTTGTTAATCCTTTTGCTATTTCAATTGGAAGCTTAGAATTTTGTAATTCAGCACGAGAAGCTTGTTGATCAGGCCTTAATTGCTCTCCTTTTTGCTCTAAACTTTTTTCATATTCTTGCTGAGATGGATTGGAAAACTTTTTTTGTAAATAATCTAAAGCCCCTTGAACATTTAGCCCATAACTTAAAGCATTTGAAAAATAATCGTTAAACTTAGGATTTATTTTTTTTAGCATTTTAACTGAAATAGGAGCCGGAAGATATTTTAATGCGCCTACAGCTGATAATAATGATTGCATATGTTCTCCTTAAAATGTATCTAGCAAAATATCTCCGTAAAAACTTTCGCTTACGGGCTGTCTAAGTTGTCTTTTTTGTTCTTCGGTTAAAGAAATTTCTTTTTCTGACTCTAATTCACGAACTCTATCTTTAAATTGTTGAAGGTTAAAACCTTTTTTTCTAAGCTCATATTCAATTGTATAAATGTTATCTTTTGGTGTAAGTGCTTTTATTATTGGATCAAATGTTTTTTCATAAGTTTCTTTAAATGTTCTTTCAAAAATAGATCCAAACGCATCGGAAGCTATTCTTTTAAATTGATTTTTTAAAGATGAAATTTCAGATTTTATTTTTTTATTTTTAAGTGGTTCAGTCATGCTAGCTGCTTTCAATCTAGTAGATCCTAAAATAGAAGCTGCTAATTCATTAAATTCTTCACCAGCTCCTACACTATCATATACTTCTTTTAATGCTCTTAAATCTTTTGCTTTTGTATCTGTAGATCTAAAGAAATTTTTACCAGAATTTACATTGTTAATTTTATCTTTAGTAGAAGCTAAATTAAATGCTAGTTCATCTAATTGATCAGCTACTTCTTCGGGAGAAAGGTTGTATTTATTTATTAATACATCAGCTTGATCTTGCAAAGAATTTAACAATTTACCAGAAATATCTGCATAATCCTTTAATCCTCCATTTTGCAATGTAGACTGAATTCTTGGTGCAAATTGTTGTTTAAATTCTATGTTTTTTTCTTTTCTTGCCTCTCTTTCTGCGTTTAAATCTAATCCAGCCTGCTTTTCTGCTGATGATATATCTTTAGTAAATCCTTGAGAAATAAGTTGGGCTGCTTTTTGTTGAATTTCTTTATTACTTGGAATTCTCGGAAGTTCAGATTTAAATTTTTGTATTTCATTTCTGGGTATAAATCCAATATTTTTAATATCTACTGGAGCTTTTTTAGAAATTGCTGATTCTTCAATTGATTTAACTTCTTTGTTTGGTTGATTTTCTTTTCCAGGTATATTATGTCTTACATATTTTCCAGTTTCTATGTTTTGTTGAACCATATTAGCAATTTCTGGAGTTATACCAGGAATACCATACAATTTAGATAAAATCTGTATAGGATCTAAATTTTCAGTCTTAGATTGTTCACCTAATCTTTCTATACCTTTAGAAAGTCTGTATCTATCTACCTCTTTAGGGATTTGCTCAGCTAAACTTTTACCAAGACTTGAACCAATCCTGCCGAATATATTCCCTTCACCTTCTGGAAGAACTTGTACCATTTTAATCCTCTATGCTTGTGGTTTGGATTGTCTTTGTAAAAAACTTAAAACTTTTTGAATTGCATCAGTATTCCCTAAAGCAGTTCCTGCACCTCCTGCTAAAGCTGTTAAAATAGGCCCTATCTGATCTAAAAACCCAGGCTCTCTTGGTCTAAATAAGTTTTCTGAAAACTGTCCCAAACCTTGTTGCCCAATTCCCATCAACCCTTGAGCTCCTTGTGATTTTAATTGCTCTCTGAGAGATGCAAGCCTTTCACTTAAATCTGCTGAAGCTCCTTGTGTTGCGTCTCTAAACGCTGAGCTTGAAAGCCCTCCATGCATTCCACCAAATTGAGTAGCAATTTGAGGAAGAGTTTGTTCTTTAAATCTTCTAAGCTCTGGAGCCGCCAATGTATCAAAAGCCTGAGAATTTTGACCTAAAAGACCTTTGTAATAATTTGCTGCTTCTCCAAAAGCATTGCTTCCCAATCCAGCTTGAGTTAATTGATTATAAAGCGGTTTTTGTTCAGAAGCCAACGTAGAAATATTTTGTATACTTGAAGGTGTTCCTGTAAAAAAAGACATGTTGCCCCTTAAACTTGTTGTAAGTACTCAATTGTACAATATGATCTTGTATACGCGCTATAATCGCTCATTGTTGTAATCATAATGTCTGTATCAGTTAAACTAATTTTTATGTCTCCACTAACAATTGACCAGTACTGCACAGAAAAAGAAGTAAGACCAATTGGGTCAGTGGCGCTAAGATATAAATTAACAAGAGTAAAAATATCTCCATATCCTGAAGCTCCACCTATAGTATGAGGAATTGTAATTGTTCCAGCATTTGGAAGAGTTCCTGTATCAATCACAATTCTTAAAACATCTCTGTATTGATCTGGAGTTTGTGTTGGATCTATATTTATGCCAGGTATAAATTGCCCTCCTGTCAAAACCTCTGTATCTATAAAACTTGCAATTTCTCTAGCGTTTACAGCGTTAGATATTCTTTTCAAAGCTTCAACAAAAAAAGGTCTAGCATCTTCCCATTTATCTGGAACTACTTCATATTGCGGTAAATAAGTAGTTAGCGCTTGAGCGCTTAAAGGACTTGTCATGTTTGAATCCTTAAAAATTGAAGAGTCCAATACAAATTATTAGATGACGAACTACCTATGTTAGTTAAAGTAAGGATTGATCCTGAAAAATTTAGAGAAAAAGATCCGCTTTGCGTAACTCTTATAGCTTGTTTTGTTCCTGAAGAAGAAAAATTAACAAAAAAAATTGCATTGTAAAAAGGATTAAATTGTAAAGCGTCAAAAGTATAAAAATTAGCGTAAGCGGTTTGAATTCCTGTAAAATCTAAAATATTTAAAGAAGCTCCTGCTCCTAATGTTATCGGAGATGCAGAAGATTGAATGGTAGTCAAAGGAGTTGGTACTGCATCGTTTATTCCTCTAGAATATTGAATTAATCCAATATTAGATGTGTCTTGCATTCCATAAATTTTTGGATAGGTGGTAGTTGTTGGATGTCCAATTGTTGAAGGTGGAGTTACCACATATGCGGGAGTTGTTACTGTTTTATGTAATCCATTGTTACTAGATGCTGAAAAAGCGTAGTGATCTTCTCCAAAATAATCATCTGCCGCATTTGTATTATTTGCAAGATATGTAACGCTTGTGCCTAAAGCATCTCCCGCAATTGGCTGATTTCTTGTATAAGCCACGTTTTCTCCTATTCTATATTAGTTAATTGTGACCCTGATTTTCTCATGTACAGGATCTGCATGTCTATTTCAATATCTTCTTCTTGTTCTTGCCCTATCATTTGCACATCTGAAAAAGTATATTGGATTGTTATAAATGATCCTCGAGCATTGCAATATACTCTTTGTATGTTTTTAGATCCTGATATTCCAGATATTTTGTATGTAGGGATTGTTTGGTTAAAAAAAGGATCAATAGGAAAATCTACAGTTGAAATATTTACTGGGCTGTCTTCGTTGTAATCTACATAAACTTTCATTGTAAAAGCGCCAGAATTAGTTTCTTTAGTTAAAATGTCTACAAAACCAAGTTGAATAGCTTGACCGTCCTCTAAATAATGAAACTTACGACTTGTTATATTAAAATTGTCTCGTACTGTAATTTTTCCGCCACCATGGTAAGGTATAAAGTTTCCATTTAAAGTGACATAATCAAAATTTTGCCCAACATTGTCATAAAATTGAATATAGAATGAATTGGATGGGATGCTTGGCGGAACTACAACTTTGTAATTGTTTCCATTCAAAAGAGTTGCAAGCTGAGGAGAGCTTGTAGAAATTCCAATAATTTCTATAAAATCTCCATCGCTTAAATTGTGATTTACACATTCAATTAGTATTTTTAGGTTTGCTTCACGAGTAATGTTGGTGATTGATAGACTGATTTGATTTGTGTTTAGTTGATCTAAAATCATTACAAACCCTTGAGGATTTCCACCAACTACTAAAGATTGGTAAGAAGGTCTTCCAATCCAGGTGGAATTTGTTTGATTCCATGTAATATTTGAATATTCCCAAACAATTGAAGTTGTGGACTGGTATGGGCCTAAAGCGGTATAAGAATCTTTAAAGATAGCCCATGAATCATTTTCATAGTTATAAACCAACCTTCTATCTGGAAATGTGGCGCTACTCCCTTGAAACGGAAACATCCAGTAAGCCAATTTGTTTATAAAATCTCTAGCCCCATAAATTCTTTGAGGCCCAAAGTTTATATTTGAAAATTGATAAACCAAATCTACAATTTTTACATCTATTCGTTTACTTTGAAATGAATCACATTCAATGATTCCCTTGTCTCCAATACCTACTAATGAAGTATCAAATTGAACAGCAGAAAATGTGCTATTTACTCCAAGCTCAGTATTTACTTTTTCAAGTTGAAAGGGAACAATTTTAAGGCCAGTCCATCTAAGCTGCCAAGTGCTTGTTTCACAATAAATAACTAAGTTGTCTCTAACAAATCCAATTGCAGTAATAGACTGAGAAGTGGGAATGTCTAAGAATCCAGCTCCTTGTCGATTATCATCTAGCCATGGTTCATACCCTACAGATTCAACAGGATTTCCAATAACACTCCATCGTATTCTTTGTGGATAATTTACCCCTGGAAAAGCAGTTCCTTCCCAAGTATTAAATACAAGCATGTACCCTCTAAAAGGAGCGATTGCTAAACATTGCCAAAGATAAATAGGGCCGCTGGTATTTACTTTAGGAGAAAATGAATACCAATTTAAAGTGTCTGTATACCTGATTGGATCGCCTGGATTTGTGTTGTAATTAGTTACCCAAAACAATCGATTAATTCCTGAAGTCCAATAATTTATTGAAAAAAAGAAATCGGAATCAGTTCCGCTCCATACAGTTCCTGGAATGTATTCTTGCCATCCTGAACCTCCGTATGTGTAACAATATTTTTGATCAAATCCTAAAGTATTTCTGTAATTTATAGCGCTGGTTTCTTGAGGAAGAAGCCCCATTACAGGCAATGCAGGATTATAAGTATATGTAACTGTTGTAGAAGCACCTGAACCAGCTAAATGAGTAACTGAAATATTACCTGAGACATAATTTATGGTTCCGTTATATTCCTCGTTTGAAGAAGTAAGAATCCCGTTTCCGTTATCAGTTAAAACTATAGGGCCTGGTAATGTAATTGAAAAAAAACCTCTTGGAAGTTCTGCATTTTCTTCTAAAACAGTAGTTGTAGCTGTCGATAAAGATCGATTAGAAATCCAAAATCCACCAGAAGCATAAACTCCAAATCCACTTGCATCTACTCCTACTGTAAAATTTGTATCATCAACAACAGTGATTGTAAAAGTGGTATTGTTATATCCAGTAGCTCCAATAATTCCTGTAAAAATAACAGTATCTTCGTTTGTTAACCCGTGCGGAAATTTTGTTGTAACTTGACCTGGATTTGCGTTATTTGCTGTTGAAACGTATCCAGTAACAACAAGCATATTAAAAGTCCAAGGGCTTGCGTTTGTTTTAAAAAAGTTCTGATCAGTAAATTTGCGGGCAAACCTTCCAAGAGCAGCAGCGCCACTTTTTCTTATTAACTTTTCCCGAAAAACGTAGGCATTTTCTAATACAGGGAAAGCATCATCAGGTAGTATGATATCTGGACGATTTTGAACAAGTCCAGTTTCTGGCGCTTTGATATATTTTTTTTCGTACATCTAGTATCCAAACCCTTGGTTACTTTGATTCCATCCCCAATTTGGAGTAGTTGAAGAGAACAATGTAGAATTCCTTTGTCCTATTTCATTTACTGCCTGCCTTTCTAGAGCTAGCCCAACTTGTCTTTTCAATCCTTCTTGCAATTGATTAACCATCTCAAAATCGTTTCTATAACGCATAATTTCAGCTGAAGCCATGTAAGCCAACACCTTACTCCATTGATTTAGTATTGGATTGTCATTTGTCATCATAAATTGTACTGGAGTTTGGTAACTCTCAATTTGAATTTGATGAACATATTTTGGGACAGGTCTTATTGTAAACTCGTTATTCCAAAAAAGAGCTGAATATGGACGTCCAGTTGTATACTGTGATACATACATTGTCATGTTTTGGCCAGCAGCAGGTGTTACGCTCACTGTTGAAAAATTTACCGTGCAAGCCCCAGTTATATAGTTTATTGTGCCAATATTTATATAAGTGATTAGACCTGGATTTCCTACGTTGTAGTTGTGCATTCCTGGAACGTTTGGATTTAAATTTTGAGCAGGCACAGGAGAAGGGTTTAAAACAACATGGTATTGTAAATTTCCTAGTCCATCATCTGACACTTGAATTGGTGCCCCAGTAGTGCTGTTACCTCCAAGAGTAACTTGACCTGCTAAAAATGGAGTAGCACTAATACTAAAAGTAAAAAGTTGCGTAGTTCCATCGCCAGTAATCGGCATAAATTGTGTGGGCCATCGAGGGAATAAGTTGAAAAACTCTTGTCTATCTTTGTAAAAAACCCCTGGAATTCCATCTATATACAAAGGTCCTCTTACTCCCTGATAGTAATTTACATCCATTCGATATTTATCAATGTATGGAGCTGTATAAAATTGATACACGCTTCTCATTTCATCAACTTTTATGCCATAAGGAAAATCTGTAAGGTAAATATCATTCACAACTTGTTGAATTGTTCTAGATGTAAGCGTAAGATCGCTTGGAGAAGCAGTAAGTCTTCTAACAAGTGTTTCAATGTATGCGTAAGTTGAATCTGCTGGTGCAACAGTGGTCATGATATTTACCTTTTGTACTTTAATTTATTAAAAAAAGCTCATGAATTATCTCTGGAGTCGCATCCTTAGGCATAGGAATTCCATTATGATCTAACAAATCTGATCTCTTAGGTTTTCTTTTAGCAGGGTCATTTACTTGTTTAACCATTCCATAAGGAACTTCGTATTCTTCTCCTGGAATCAAATGCCAGGTACAGATCTGCTCTCCTGCCCATCTCATATAAGGAAAGGTTAATCTTTCATGCGTACCCTGGTAATTGTGGTATCGAACTTTTACAATCTTCTGTTCTTCTTTTTTAAGTTTTTCTGCTTTTGTTTTGTTTTCAGGGGTCATGTGCTTAAACTCATTGTCTGAAACCGAATTAGCTACAATGTTAATAATCCCATGTCTTTCACCATTTGAAGCTACTCTGTTTTGCTGAGATTTCACTAAAACCATAAAAAACGTCCTTTTGTTAGTTTCCTTGCATTCCATTAATTGAGTGAAAGGGAAGCGAGGTGTAATTATAAATATTTCTACTGCCATATGACGCAACAGTGGCAGGCTGTTCTTGATAAGTTTATGCTGTTACGAATGAGTCAAATTGAGTTGAATCGATGTCGGTAGTAAAAATTAAATTTGTTTCATCAATATATAAAATTTTTCCTATTAACTTGTCTATCTGATACATTCCGTATGATTGAGGAATGCTAAAATGCAGAAGTTGACCTACTACATATTTGTTATCTGTAGTAACGGTAACGACTGCATTTGTTGCTCTTGTAATGTTAGAAACTAAAAGAAACATGGGTGCTACAGGAGAAGGGGTTAAATAAACATTTGAGGACACTAACATTTTCCTTTTTTTGCTTTTTTACCCATTTCTACAAGTTTATCTCTTTTTTTATCTGCAATTTCTAACTTTTTTAAATCTTTTGAAGCTTTTTTTATCTTGTGTTCTTTGACTTCTTTTTCAATCATTTTAATTTTTTTGTCCATCATCTACCTCTTCCTGCTTTTTTAGGCATTTTGGCTTCACTCATAGCTATTGCTAAAGCTTGTTTTGGGTTTTTTACAATAGGGCCTTTTTTAGATCCTGAATGAAGCTCTTTTTCTTTAAATTCATGCATTACTTTTTTAATTTTGCTTTTTTGTTTTTTTGATTCTTTCATTTTTTCTCCAATAAAAGGGGAGTTGCCCCCCCTCTACAATTTAATAATTGTTACTAGTAACTCATAGCATCAATCCCAACTTCTGACTTATAGCACTGCCAAACAATGGTATCTCCTGCAACTCCAGCTGGTGAATTTGCGCCTGCCGCTAAGTACATGTAAGGAGTTGCCTCACCTGTTCTAAATGGCTGTAGGTTGAAATTGTAACCAGTGTAAGTATTAGTAGACATGTCATATTGAGTTGACGCGCCAGCAGGAGCTACAGTCGCAAACAAAGTTGCTGTTGGACTTAGAGCACTTGCAGGGAACGCAAACGCAGTAAATGCGCTTGTATCAATATCCACAGTTACGTTGTATGCACCAATGTTTGCAGTTGCAGATACAGC